CCTCGGTTCACGCCGTGAGGCCAGTTCCTACGAAGCCAGTTCTACTGGATACCAGTTCTTAGAAACCAGTTCCTAGGGAAAAGGGTAAAGCCGAAGGGCAAGGTGAAAGCGTATGGCGAAGGCGAAAGCCTAATTTTTATTAACCGCCTTGGTATGCCCAAGGCTACCACATAACTTTTTGAAAGTCAACACTCTGACAGTGTCAGACTGTTCCGTATCTGTTCCACACGTGTTCCAGAGTCGTGGAACACGCAAGCCTTTGATAAATAAAACAAAAACACGGTTTGTTCCAATGTTCCACGTTTTCCAAGAGGGGCTAAGGGGACAAAGTTAGATACCGTTCATGGCACGCCGCAAATCTGTAAATAAAATTTTTTCGGCAATCCGTATCCCCTATTCCCAAAACTGTGGAACATGGAACACTTACACTATTTTCTGTTCCATAATATAACTTCTTCTTCTTTCTTCTTCTTAATAATCAATAACTTACTACACTCGCTTACACTACGGAACGTCGCACCCGTGAAGAATAGTACAACTTTTTTTTGTGGAACACGCTGGAACATCGGAACACTTTTGCGGAACATTACCCCCCAAGCCATCGCTAACGCAATCGGATTACCACGCCGACACAATTACCGGTGTGTTCAGGCACACACTTAATTCCAACATCACCTAAACAACGCACACACCACGCTGACACGTGCGGCCAGAGTGACCACTAAATTCCAAAATCTTTTCGCTCGGCAAGCCCATCGCCGTTGCCTCATCCACTTGATTAAGTTGTCAAGTTTTGTTATACTATGTATAGAATGGAGAGAGCGAGACGGGCCGGAAATACTCATGACTCTGACACTGTCAGAACATGAACCTGCCAAGCACCTACAACGTAGAAAACGGAGGCAACACAGCATATGTCGCAGAATGGTATGGAAAAGTTATGCACGAAGTGTTGGGCGAAGCGCGTACCGCATGCCCGTAGCATGGCGGGTTTCGATACCTGCCTACCCTGCGGGGAGCGCGAAGCACGTAAGCGCAAGCACACCATCGTCCCACTGCACAAGTCGAACTACATCGTTCCTGCTAACGCTGACGAGGTCAGAGGCATCAACAACAAGGGAGGGTTTTACAGGTGAGCGTTAAGTTTTATGTCGGAGAGATGCGGTCGGATTACGCCACCATCCACGGGCTGACTGAGGAGGTGCATTTTCTGACCAGACTCGACTACGTGGTGACTGCACACGGCGATAGGGAAGTTGCCAACATCGACACTATGCTACGGGCTTCAGACAAGGAGTTCATTCGTTCAGACAGTGACGTTCAGACGTATGTGGCCTTGGACATTTTCAACGAGGTGCAGCGATGACTCTGCAAAACGACATGGACGATTGGTGGGCCGACCACAAGCGTCAAGAAGACGAGATTCAACAGTTAGAACTTGAACTAGCCAAGATACGGCAGGAGGTTGAGCGTATGAAAGTCTATCCGCAAGACATCTTTACGGATGCCAATGGCACGAGCCTACAGGGCTACGTCCGTGCCGACTACAGTGAGTTGGTCGCTGCGTTCGGTGAGCCACTGGAAGGGGATGGCTGCAAGACACAGGCTGAGTGGGTGTTGGTTTTTGAAGTTCCACAGGACGATGGCTATGCCGACCGCGTGGTCGCGACCATCTACGACTGGAAAAAGTACGACCAGACGGTCGAGGACATCACTCAGTGGAACATTGGGGGACATGACCCACGTGCGCCAGAGTTGGTCATCGACTATCTGAACTATCAGCGCGACATGGAGCGTGGCGAGATATCGCCCAACGGGCGACCGTACCTAAAAGCGAATTATGCCTAACGCCGATAGTGTTTGTTCTGGATTTAATTGTTAAGTTGTGTTATACTATTCTTGTCATGTGGTAGTGACAAACAGGGCGGGACTGCACACCGCCCGACTCTAGTGAACTGTAAATACTTACGACTCTGACAGAGTCAGGAGGCTGAGCAAATGGAATCTCAAACGAACTCATTACTGAAAAAGCCCGACCACGTAGTTTCGCTTGCTACATCGGGCATCTTGGTCAACGTCGAGGTCAGCGTGTGGACTGGCACGAAGCAGGATCGCGAGATCAGCGACGAAGTCACCACGGCGAAGAAGGCCGACAGGGACGCAGGGCGTTTCGTTAAGAAACTTCTTGCAGGTGTCCACGAGCATCGTGCCGTGCTGAACGACCGGCAGACTTGGTACAACTTTGTCGAGCGTGAAACTTACCCATGGTCGGGTCGGTGGCGGTTCCTGCCAACGCCGCGCATCGTCGGGTTCATGAAGCAGGTCGAGGAGCGTCAAGCCAAGACTGAAGAACTCAAGGACAAGTTTCGGCAGGTCTACACCACTGCCGTGGCTAACGAAGCGTTTGTTCAAGGTGACATGTTCAAGGCTACGGACTACCCACCTGTGGACGAGGTGATGTCGTGCTTCAAGGTGAAAGTTTTTACGGCAGAAGTCCCAGTCGGTGACTTCCGTTGTCAGATAAGCAACGACCTAGCCAATGACTTGGCGCAACACTACGAGCGGCAAGCCAAGGACTTGGTGCAAGACATCTACCAGAAGCAGGTTGAGCAGATGGTTGATGTAATGAAGTCGCTCTCACACTGCTGCGACACCGAGACCGTGATCGAAGACGGTCAGATGAAAGTCAAGAAGCGCAAGTTGTACGACACCACGTTGCAGCGGGCACAGGAGATGTGCGAGACCTTCAAAGACTTCAACGTCACACAGGACGGTCGCTTGGAGGAGGCACGTGCCGAACTCGAACGAGTGGTGTCTGGGTTGGACATTGAAACTCTACGCAACAATGACACCAAGCGTGTCGTCGTCAAAGAGAGCGTCGATGACATCCTGAAGAAGTTTGGTTTCTGACATTGTCAGATTTGTACGTAATCAATCGGAGGCTATATCAGTCATGAAACGAGAAACTCTTAACTTTAACAACGCCATCAGTATCCCCGAGGCGTTCAAGTTGTTGTTGGTGAACGGCAAGAGCAAGACTTATTACTTCCAAGGTGAGCCTGGCATTGGCAAGTCAACGCTCTACAAAATGTTGGTTGAAGCATTGGGTGATGCTTACGATCACGTGTACCTTGATTGGTCGTGCATCGACTACGGTGAGTTGGGCCTACGTGCGCCGAACCGTGACACTGGCGAATTGGAAGTATACATATCGTCGCTGCTCAAGCCGAAGTCTAACAAGCCCAAGTTGATCATGATCGACGAGTACGACAAGGGCGACAAGATGCTACAGAAACTTGGCGCACGGCTCACGCTAGACAAGGTGTGGATGGACTATGTGCTGCATCCAGACTCTATCGTGTTCGCGACAGGTAATCTTGCAACAGATGGTGTGGGCAACGCGCTGTTGGCGCACGCATCGAACCGTGTCACAACGCTGAACATTCGCAAGCCGACCGTGGACGAGTGGTTGGTGTGGGCGACTAACGCAGGGTTGTCTATGGAGTTGAGAGCGTTCGTCAAGATGACGCCGTCAGTCATGGCGAGTTACTTGGATGGAATTACTCCACAGGACAACGAGCATGTGTTTATCCCCGTGCATCGGACTAAACAGTTTTGCTCCCCGCGATCACTCGCTAACTGCGACCCCGACATCGTGAACCGTGGCAGGTTAGGTCATTCGCTGACGATGGCGGCACTGGCAGGTTCGATTGGCGTACCGAGTGCGAAACAGTTGGCTGCGGTGTTGGCGCTGAAGGACGAGGTGGTGTTGGCAGAGGATGTTATCAAAGACCCTGACAATGTCAGAGTGCCAGAGAAACAGGCCGCGCTCTTTATGATGATGTTCAACGCCATCGACGTTATCCAGACGCAGGACGATTTGAGCAAGTTCATGAAGTTCATGCGACGAACGAAGTCTGAGGAGTTGCAGTCAGTCTTCTTCACGATGGCGATGGGTAGCAAACGACTCTCGCCTATTGCATCCAAGAACGCTGAGATTTCTAAGTGGCTGCAAGACGGCAACTACCAACTGCTGACTTGATTTGAACAACTAACAATGGAGGCTGTATGAACGCAGTAGCAGAGACAATCCCCGTGAGTACGCACGAGGCGACAATGAAGTTGAAGAAGGTGCATATCAGACTGATGAAGCACCCTGAGACTTGTTTGTTTTCGGGCATCCTGATGATGGGTGAATCAAGTGTCGATGTCGGAATTCCGACAGCGTACACAGATGGTCTAAACAAACGCTATGGGAAAGACTTTATCGAAAAGTTGAGTCTTGCCGAGTTGGGTGGGTTGGTGCTGCACGAGAACGGGCACGTGATGCTCAAGCATATTCCACGCCACAGGGATTTGATCAAGCAGAACCCGCGCCTTGCCAACGTGGCGATGGACTTTGTGATCAACGCCATCATCATGGAGATCAGTCAGAAAGCACCCGAGTTGGTGAAGTTACCGAAGGGTGGCTTATACGATCCCAAGTATCACGGTTGGTCTGTGCGTCAAGTATGGGATGACTTGGTTAAGCGCATGGAGCAGGAGCAGAAACAGCAAGGCAACGGAGGGGGTTCCGGCCAGCAAGGTCAGAGTGGCGGCAACGCTAATAATACTTCCGACTCTGACAGTGTCAGCGACATGCAGCCGCTCGACGAGCATGACATCGAATCGACTGAGACGATGGATGGCGAAGCCGCTGATCAGTTATCCAAAGAGATCGACGAGGCTATCAGTCAAGGTTCTATTATCGCAGGTCGATTTGGTGTGAAGACTCCCCGTGCCATCACTGAGGTGTTGGCTCCCAAGGTGGACTGGCGTGAAGAACTACGCGAGTTTGTAAGCGCAGCCACGGCAGGACGAGACGAGTTGACTTGGGCGAAACTTAATCGACGCCGCCTCACTGATGATTTGTTCCTGCCACACGTGGAGTCCGAGACGATTTACGAAGGCGTCATCGCTAACGATACATCGGGCAGCATCGGAGACGCGCTGCTGAACATGGTCGGTGGTGAGATCGCGTCCATCTGTGAAACGTGCAGACCAGAGCGCATGCGCGTGTTGTGGTGGGACACGATGGTGCATGGTGAGCAGGTGTTTGAAGGTAACTACGATGGCATCGCTACGCTGCTGAAGCCGTTGGGCGGTGGCGGTACTAGGGTGTCTTGCGTCAGTGACTACATCACGAAGAACAACGTCGATCCACAGTTCCTGATCGTGTTCACGGATGGTTATGTAGAGAACAACATCGAATGGGAGTTGAACTGCCCAGTGTTGTGGCTGCTGCCGCCGAGTCACAACAGGGACTTTGAGCCGCCCGTTGGTCGCAAGATTGTTATTGAAAACTAATTGGAGGTTGTCATGGCTAAGCGAAATTCAATCAAGGTGAACATCGACGAGATGTTCCTACCGAACACGAAGATGGATGACGATAAACTGCGGAAAGAAGCAGTGCGTTCTCCGACATGGCCTATTGCTGTCGCTATCTACGGCGCGACCGAGGGGCGCGTCAGGGTCGCAGACTTTGTTGCTCCACTCACTCACAGTTGGGGGAGCGAACTTGATATGCAGCACTACATGACGCTGACTACCGTGCATGGTTTCAGTGTTGCAAACATCAAGTACGACCCGCGACCGAAAGACGAGCGTAGTGACGACGAGACTGCGTTCACCATTCAAGCCGTTAATAACATCTTTCGTGATACCAACAGGTACGGATTTGGTGGTGAGAAGTTATGCACCAACACGCAGCGTTATGCCGTGCAAAAAATGGCGAAGGGTCGCCATGATGTTCATCATTCAATATGCAGTGCAGTGTTGACTGTTGAGCAAGCACTGAGCGATCACGTGCGTAGCATTCTTGATAACGCTATGGATAATACATACGGCAGTAGTCTAAGCGGTCGCCCGACTGTCACCATCCCACGTGAGTATTCTCAGTCACTGCTGAAGGTGTTCATGGGTGACGCCGACAAGAGCAGCATCCCGTTCAACTTGATGGACAAGATCAGAACGATATACACCACGATGAAGCAGTCTGATGAGAAGTTTGATGCATCACTCGCTACGGTGCGCTCCATGCTTGAGGGCGAGAAGATCGTTTTCTTTCCGCAGATACGTGGCGGCGTGATCGTGGGCAAGACCAATACTGTGCCGATTTCCGCTGCACTTGACATGTACCGTGACGGGTCGAATCTGCCCTACGCAACCAATTTCGCGTACATGCCAGAGGTAGGGTTCTCTATGCCGTTGCGGTGGTACAAGAGCCTGCAAGATTTGCCGAGCGACTTGCGGAAAGAATTAGAAATACAACTCGTCATGCTCAAGGCACACATCGGCTGCGACAACCTTGTGCCGACCGACGATGACATGAGAGATAAAAAGTTCTGGCCTGAGATCGGTGCAGCGTGTCGCAAGGAGTCCCAAGCGACATCGCCTATGTTTATCTTGAACAGCATGAACGTAGCGTGATATGTCCGTATATAAAACTTATACGCCACTGAAGATAGGCGAAGGATATCGCACTTACGCGAACATCGAAGACGGTCTGTATAAAATTTTCTTAGATGAAAACGTAAAGCGCGAGTTTACCGATGCCACTTTACCCAATGAGATCAAGGTCATAGTCGGTCTAATCAACGCCTATGACTGGGAGAAGATTCACCAGAGTAGTAGGCACACAAGTATCACAGATCAGCCTAGCGAAAATTACGCGATGGTGTGGATGTTCGACGATGCCGCTTACCCACCCGTGCTTATCGACATAGGTTGGCGGTACAAGCAGCACTACTGTCTCGTATTACCCACCCCCCTCTTTCAAGAATTACGTGGAGGTATGACAATGTCAGAGTAGTAACTATTCCTATTGAAGGAGCCACTGTGACGCCTGAAGCCAAAGTCAAAGCGAAGGTAAAGAAAATTCTTATGGAGATGGAAGCGTATTACGCGATGCCGATGGGAACTGGTTTCTTTTCTTCTGGTGTCCCAGATTTTTTAGTTTGTAAACAAGGCTTGTTTTATGCTATAGAGTGTAAAGCAAATGGCAACAAACCGACTGCGCTGCAACTAAAGCATCTTGATGATGTGCGTAAAGCAGGTGGAGTTGCCTTAGTTATAGACGAGTCAAACGTAAATCAGTTGAAGGAGTTAATGAAATGAGTAGGAAGAAAGTTAATAAGTCTGAGGTAATCCGCAAGTATTTTACTGCGGGTTTGTCGGTCAAAGAAATCAAAGAAAAAACGGGTTACAAAGATTCGCTAGTGCGACTTGTGATTCGTAACTACAAGAACAAGGCCAAACCGTCAAGAATTCTTGCAGCAATAACTGAGATCAAGAACGACATAGTAAACAAACCGCTTCACTACACGACTGGTGGTGTCGAGACGCTCGACTTCATCGAAGCCAAAGATTTGAACTACCGCTTAGGCAACGTAGTCAAGTACGTGGTACGTGCAGGTAAGAAGCACACCGATCCTGTTGAAGACCTAAAGAAAGCGCGGTTCTATCTTGACCGTGAAATCACTGTCCGTGAGAGGGCTTAATCATGTCTAAAAGAGTTAAGTATACTTATCAAGTCGAGACCATCGACGCAAAGAAAGCGCGTCAGTATCTGTCCAATGTTCACGTTCGTCAGAAGGGGCGTGACTTCAAGGGCGTGATCCAGACGTATGCCGATGCGATGAAGAATGGCACATGGGATACCGATGTAGCCCAAACCATTTCATTCGATAACACAGGCGCGTTGATCGACGGGTGGCATAGACTTCACGCTGTTGAACTGGCGAATGTCTCGCTGCCTTTTCTCGTCGCCCGTAACGTCGAGCCGCATGCGTTCGCACACTACGATGCAGGTAAAGCGCGATCCCTAGCGTTTCGTCGTGGCGTAGAAAACAATCGTCAGGCCATCATTGGTGCGCTCATCAGAACTGCGTTGTATCCGTATGGCACTAGCCGCCACACGGTCGAGCAGAGCGAAGTCACTGAGAACTTTGCGCGTGAGTACCTCGACTACTTTGACGAGCATGCCACTAGCACCAACAAGGCGCGGGTCAGTACGGCGTCCTGCCGTGCGGGAGTTATCTTGTCTTTGATGGCTCATCCAGATCGTAAGTCCACGATCATCTACGCATACAACGACATGATCCACGGAAATTTTGAAAAAGCGCCACGTTCCGTGTCTAACTTGTATAGACGTTGCTTAGAAGACAAACGACTGACCAACATGGATTACGTCGCGTTGGCGTGGCATGCGTTCAATCCGCACAAGTTCGGGAACCTCAAACTCGTTGTACGTGACTTGAGCAGCGACATCCACGACATCCAGAACAAGGTTCTCAAGGACTTGAAGGGAGCCATCCAGTGAACACCATACAGATCGGTCGTAAGCGACTGAGCGAGATCGTGTGGGGCATCATTGATGAGGAAGTCGTTGACCTGCCGTGGGCTGATATAGAAAAGATCATAGTGGCGCAGAATCAACTGCGATACCGCGCTGACTACAACACTGGGTCTGTACCGATGAGTGATGCTGAAGAATTATTCCGCATCGTTCGTTTCTTCAAGCCCGATGCCATAGCAGAAGTCGGCACGTTCATCGGCGTGTCTACTTTGACGATGAACCTCGCCTGTAATCGTATGGTGGACATCTACACCTGTGATGTGTCGAACGATATCAATTTAGATGTACCCAACATCTTTCAGTACCCCAAGAAGCCCTCGCATGAGATGTTCTCTGACATGGCTGAGAAGAACGCGAAGGTAGACCTAGTCTATCTTGATGGTCGGCTGAGTCAGCAGGATGTTGAGCCGCTGAACAAGATCATTCACGAGAAAACCGTGTTTGTCATGGATGATTTTGAAGGAGTCGAGAAGGGTGTCGTCAACGCGATGATGCTAGAGTCAGTAGGTAGAGTTCTTATCTATCCTCGCGAAGGCAGGAAGACTGCCATTTCAATACCGCTTACTGTCTTACAAATCGTACCGCAGGAGCCAACATGATTAGGTGGATGCTTGATATGTGGAGACGGTGGAAGTGGGAGCGTAAACGAGCATGGGCGCACGTGCCGCCACCTGAGTGGGCAGCGAAGCGTGGAACAGGGAGAGACTACTGGTGAGCGAAGAAACCAAACAGAAAAGCCTAGCCGAGTTTGCACAAGCCATTTACAAGATGGGCTTTGAGACGGCTGAGAGCGGCAAGTACGACGAGGCTATTGGCCTTCTGACTAACGTACACATCACTCTACCAATTCTCACGGCAGTCGAGTTGCAGATTGGGCGATGCCATTGGGAGATGCACCGTTGGGAACTAGCACGGCAGCATTTTGAAATCGCTACCCAACTGGAGCCGCACAACGACGATGCAGGATGGACTGTTGGACTTCTAGCCCTGCAGATGGGTGACTTCAAAAAGGGTTGGGAAGGCTACGAGCGGCGATGGGGAAGTAAGTCTTTCAAGTCTCCCAAACTTCACACCAAGCACCCGCAGTGGGAGCGTGGCAAGGGGCTACGCCGCCCGATCATCTGGTGTGAGCAGGGCATCGGTGATCAGATTCTTTACGGGTCTTTGATTGAAAAGTTAGCCAAGGAAGTAGACGAGATCACGGTGATGATCGACCTGCGCGTGGCTAACCTCTTTCAGCGTGGGTGCAAGGCGAAGAACGTCAAGTTCATCTCACACAACTCACGAGTGAAGATGAGCGAACACGACTCGCACATACCGATTGCCTCTCTGGGTAAATACTTCATTAACTCAGTCCGAGATATCGCGCCGAGCGTGACGTTTGGCTACATCAAGGCCGATCCAGAGCGCGTGGCTATGCTCCGTAAAGAGTATGGATTCCACGAAGGTGATTTCGTTGTAGGGCTTACGTGGACAAGCACCGCGCCGATCATCGGCGGTCACAAGTCTGTGCCGCTTGAAGCGTTCCGTCCGATACTGGACAAGCCGCATTTGAAGTTCATCAACTTACAGTACGGGGACTCACAGAGAGACGGCGATGGGTTTCATCCAAGTCTCATCACCACGCACATCGATACCTTTTTCGACATGGAGAATGTCGCTGCGCTCATGGAGATATGTACCGTAATCATCTCGCCCTCGTGCGCGAACGTGCATCTGGCAGGGGCGATGGGCAAGGATGTTCTACTTCTTGATGCCAACAAACTCTGGTACTGGAACAACCGTGTGGGCAACGAAAGCCTCTGGTACTCCGGTGTCAAAATCTTCCAACGCGAGAACATGAACGCGCCGTGGGACTTGCAGTTGAGCCAAGTCCAAGAAGAACTTGAAGTGATGTTGGGTGAACGCCAACGACGACGCCAGACTTTCGTTTTCTTCCACGTGGGCAAGGACATTTCCTACCCGCAGAAGATGGTCAAGTCCGTCTTGCGTCATAACCCCGACGCAGACATCATCATGTGTACCGACACCGATACACCGGATGTGATGGGCATCACTGATCGCTACGAGACGGAGATTGATACCGACAATCTTATGTATGCCCGTACCATGGCATACACCAATCTGAAACTCGACCGCCCCGCCATTTATGTCGATACCGACATGATCATCCAGAGCGAGATTGATGTAGAAGAAATACTGAGCGGGACGCAAGTTGCGTTTTGCCGCCGGTCGTTCAACGGCGATGACAAGTTCAACATAGAGCAACGTGGGCTGCGCTTTGATGAATACGAGGGCAAGTCCATCGGAGATATTTACCCTTATGTGGGTTGCATGGTGGCTACGCGAGACGGTGGTGTGTGGGCAGACATTCTGTCTATCTTCAACAGCCTAGAGCCGAAATTTAAGAAATGGTACGGCGATCAAGAAGCACTGCGTATCTACGCAGAAAAGTACGGATGCGCGGAAGCACCAGAATCAGTTTATGGATGCTTACCGGAACACAAGCATGACGATGCGAAGATCGTCCATTACAAGGGGCCAAGCCGTAAGAAACTATTTGAGGGTGTATGAAAAATACAGATGACGATTGGGATAGTGAGTGGGATCGTATGACTCACACTTCGACCGACTACAAGAGAGAGATACGCGAGATGCGTGAGCGAATCAGATGGTACGTGTCTCGCATTGAAGAACTGGAAACTGAGGTGAGACAGTTGAAAAGTACAGACGCAAGATGGGTGCAAGAGCCATGATTAGCGAAGACATGAAAGTATGAGGGGAGAAAGCAAATGACATCTGTGCATCAGAAGAAAGAACTAGGCCGTTGGCTACTGCCGGGCGCGGAGGGTGTCCAGCAGTTTGGAGTAACCCGCAAACCCCACGCATTTCACCGCGCCATGATGCGAATATGTTTTGGCTGGCAGTGGATGGACAAGGAACTGACTTGCGACTACTGCAACCTTTACCCAAGGCTACGTAAGAAAACACACTGCGAAGAGTGCGCCCGTTCTCTGGAAGGCGGCGAGTTATATAACGTGATCAAACTTGCCGAGAAAGCCGGGATCGTATTCGGAATAAACAGCACGGAAATCACAGTGCAGAAATTGGAGAAGTTCCTTGCTCTAGCACAGGGGATCAAGAAGACATGAAAATCTTTATTGGTTGGGACAGCCGCGAAGACATCGCGTACCAAGTGTGCCGTCACTCTCTGCTCAAGCATACGTCCGTGCCGCTTGAGATTCAGCCGATCAAACAACAGGAGATGCGCGAACGGAACCTGTACTGGCGTGAGCATGACCCGTTGTCATCGACAGAGTTTTCCTTCACCCGTTTCCTCGTGCCGCACCTTGCAGGGTACAAGGGGTGGGCGGTGTTCATGGACTGTGACTTTTTCTGGCGAGGTGATGTCGCTGCGTTGCAGGACTACATGAACCCGTACTACGGCGTGGTTGTAGTGAAGCACGACTACAAGCCGAAAGAGTCAACGAAGATGGACGGGGCGGTGCAACATCAGTATCCGCGTAAGAATTGGTCGAGCATGATCCTGTGGAACTGTGAACACTTACACGTTAAGACGCTCACCCCCGAGATCGTGAACCGTGAGTCTGGCATGTACCTTCATCAACTGAGGTTCTTGTGGGACGCATGCATAGGCGATCTGCCGATTGCCTACAACTATCTGGAAGGGTGGCATACGAAAGATGATTGCCCGAACCCGCAAGCCGTTCACTTCACCAGAGGTGGGCCGTGGTTCAAGGATTGGGTAGATGTTGAATATGGGAAAGAATGGATGAACGTAGCCAAGGAGATTGTTCATGAGTGAGATTAAGAAAGAGACGGTCGAGGACGATGATGCATACTTGATCATCCCCGAAGAACACGTGAAGAAGATTGCCATGCCCGAAACGGTGTGGGCGAAGATCGACGATGACGGTAAGTTGGAAGTGCTGCGGTGGGACATCATTGAGATTTACTCCGCAGAGTTCGACTCGCTGAACCGTAACGGTAAAACCAAGTCTCAGACGCACGTGATTTGCAAACTGCTGACGTTGGTACGCGATCAAGTCAAACGAGACTTCATCGTGCCGAAGTAGAGTCCAATAATGGAAACTGAAGAAGACATCTTGGACTTGATTCGTGCGTTACCGAACGAGATCAATGACACTGGAACAACTACAGAATTTAAGTTCCTCACCGTAGGTGGGGTGCTTTGGGCATGTCACGACGAGATCAGGCGGCTGCGCGAAGAAGTCGCCACATTAAAAAAGGGTGGTAAGAAGAAATGATTTATTCGAGTGCAGGGCCGTTACCAAGACATACGTATTGTTATGTTCAGCCACACACGTTTGGTAACAGTGACTGGGAGCGAGTGGCGTGGTTTGGGCTAGTGAGCCATCCCGGTCGTACTTGGGGTTGTCACGTTATGTTGGAGTGTGGGGCAGTGTATCGGAACGTGCCGCTGCACAGACTCATGCACAAGGTATCGACCACGACAATGAATTGGATGCCGTGCGATAGCCAGACTTGGGATTGCTACGGACATCACTTCAGCGTGGTGGAGTATCCGTTCCTTGAAGCCGTAACAATGCGCGTTCGCCTGCGTTCTAAAGAAGAACTGACTGGGCGATACATGTTCACAGCCATACCTATGCTTGATGGATTTAGTTTGGAACCAGAACAGTCCAAAGAGTTTTACTTCATCAAGTTAGACAACGGCAGGTTTACGGCGCAGCCCACTAATCATGTACTCGTGCAAGACAAGTCGTTCATCACTGAATCTGAGTGGCCTAGGCTTGAGCGTCAGACAGAAACATGGAGCGTCGATCCATGAGTTTTGTAACGCTAGATTTTGAAACGTATTACGCCAAGGACTTCAGCCTTAGCAGGTTGACTACTGAGGAGTACGTACGCAATCCTAAGTTTGAAGTTATAGGCGTGTCGATGAAGATCGACGATGACGCCCCGATGTGGTTCAGCGGTACGCATGCCGAGATCAAGGCATGGCTTGGGCAAGTTGATTGGAGCAACTCCGCGCTGCTCTGCCATAATACTCAATTCGATGGTGCGATCCTGTCGTTCATCTTCAACATAGTCCCGGCGTACTACTTTGATACGCTGTGTATGGCACGTGCAATACATGGTGTTGATGCGGGAGGTTCGCTGGCCGCACTAGTCGAGCGGTACTCGTTGGGTAAGAAAGGTACAGAGGTTGTCAACGCTCTTGGCAAACGCCGCGCTGACTTCAACAAAGAAGAACTTGAGCGTTATGCGGAATACTGCATAAACGACACTCAACTCACCTTCAGGTTGTTCAACGCTCTGCTTGCCGAAGGGTTCCCGCAGTCCGAACTAGACCTCATCGACATGACGCTGCGTATGTATACGCAACCTGTGCTGCATGTTGACGACGCCTTGTTGCTACAGCGTCTTGAAGAAATCAAACAGGAGAAGTCTGAACTGCTGCGCGGTCTGATGGACAAACTCGGCGCGGCTACCGAAGAAGATGTACGCAAGAAGTTGGCAAGCAACCCGCAGTTCGCTGCTGTCTTAAAAGAACACGGTGTCGAGCCGCCCAAGAAAGTCAGTGTCACAACGAACAAGGAAACTTTCGCTCTCGCCAAGAACGACGAGGGCTTTATCGCATTACTGGAATCCGATAACCCGCTTGTACAGCAACTGTGCGCCGTGCGTTTGGGTACTAAGTCAACCATAGAGGAGTCACGCATTGAACGCTTTATCGGTATTGGTGCTAGGAATCGCGGTCGGCTACCTATCCCGCTCAAGTATTACGGCGCTCACACAGGCCGTTGGGCCGGGACTGACTCGGTTAATTTCCAGAACCTGCCTAGCCGCGACAAGAAAAAGAAGACACTGAAGAACTCGGTGATCGCGCCCGAAGGCCACACCGTTATTAACTGTGACAGTTCACAAATCGAAGCACGGGTTCTGGCGTGGTTTGCAGGAGAGCATGCTCTGGTTGAGCAGTTCCGCGAGGGTGATGACGTATACAGCAGGTTCGCTAGCAAGATTTACAAGCGACCGATCAGCAAGGCCGATCCCGTCGAACGGTTCGTAGGTAAGACCTGCATCCTTGGACTTGGCTACGGCACGGGCGCAGCGAAGTTACGGCACACTCTGAAGACGCAGCCGCCGGGAGCCGACTTGCCAGAGGACGAGTGCAAGCAGATCGTGAACTTGTATCGCAGCATCAACGACAAGATCGTGGACTTGTGGCGTGATTCAGAGATGGCGCTGAGTCATATCGCAGGTTGGACTAGCGAGATGAATGAGTATTCGTTGGGGCAACACGATGCAGTAAGAGTAAACAGCACAGGTCTACGACTGCCTAATGGATTGTATATCCGATACCCGAATTTGCGTATCGAAGATGAACGCATGACCTACGACTCCCGCAAGGGTGCTGTATCTATCTGGGGAGGTTCGGTAGTCGAGAACGTGGTGCAGGCACTTGCTCGTATCATCGTGGCTGAGCAGATGCTTAAACTACGTGAGCGATACAGGCCCGTGCTGACCGTGCATGACGCTGCCGTTATCGTGGTACGCACGAGTGAACTTCAAGACGCCCTTGCGTTCATAACACAAGTAATGTCTACTCCACCGGACTGGGCTAAAGGTCTGCCTGTGGCCTGTGAGACTAAACACGGACAGTCTTATGGAGAGTGCTGATCGTATAAAGGAACTTGAGGCAGAAGTTACTCTGCTGAAGGAGCACATACGGTTGGAGGAAATCTACATGAAGACTTTGAGAGAACTGAACAATAGTTACTGGAAGACCATAGTTAAGCAGCGCAAACAACTGGCTGACTTGGGTGTCCACGTTAAGGGTGACAACGAATGATTCAATGGTCGTACAGTAGCCTTAAAGACTTTGTGAACTGCCCTCGGCAGTATTACGAAGTTAAGGTTGCCAAGTCTGTAACTAAGAAAGTTACAGAGCAGATGTTGTATGGAACGGAGGTTCACAAGGCTGTCGAAGACTACGTTCGCGAAGGCAAGCCGCTTGCCAAGCACTACGCACACTACAAGCCTGTGCTTGATGAACTCTTGAAGATACCGGGAAACCGATACCCCGAATATCAGATGGGGCTGCGACTGGACAAGACGCCGTGTGAGTTTGACGACGAGAACCGTTGGGTTCGTGGGATTGTTGATTTGCTGATCGTGGACGGTGAGGATGCATACATCATCGACTACAAGACCGGCAGCAATAAGTATCCTGACCCGAAGCAGTTGAAGTTGATGGCGTTGATGACTTACTGCCACTTCCCAGAGGTGGTCAACATCAAGGCGGGACTGCTGTTCATAACTAGGAACTCGTTCGTGCCGGAAGAGTATTCGCGTTCTGATATAAACAAACTCTGGATGGAGTTTGCATCCGATTTGAATAGATTAGAGTTATCGTACGAAAACAACATGTGGCCTGAGAAACCAACTGGCTTGTGCGGTTGGTGTCCGGTCGAGAAATGTAAGTTCTACAAGGTGAGGTAGTTATGCCGTATGTAAACAAGCCGCGCCCCTACAAGCATGAGTACAAAAAGCAGGTAGCGCGTGACGAACATGAAGATCGTATGGAGCGACAACGTGCGCGTCGGTCGTACGACAAAAAAGGCATTGACCGAAAAGGTAAAGATGTGGCACATGTAAGGGCGTTGTCGAAAGGCGGCACCAACCGCGACGGCACTCGTCTACAGGCACCATCTAAGAATCGTTCGTTCCGTCGCAAGTCGAGCGGAGCGATGAAGTAATTCAACGTAAGGCGTGAGTGCGTTGGATGGGGTTTTCTTTCACCCTTCCCCTGCGGGAGTGATACCGCAAACCGCGTCAGTTGACGGTAAGGCACCCGCGTGTTGGGCACCCCCCGCACAGCCTCCACCTTAAGCGTCAACCGTCTGGCCCACGAGACGGGCTTTTACAAATAGGTACAGTATGAACATAGTTGAAAACCAAGCATTACAGTTCAGTATTCCTTACAACCTTGCTGACGATATCTACAGTCATGTAGAGAAGTGCGAGATCACTAAGTCACAAGGCAACAGTAAAGAAATAGTTTTGTTCTGGGATCACAAGGAAGTATCTGTAGCAAGCGCCATCATTGATCAGGCGCAGCCGAACATAACTCTTCCAAAACTTCCTTCACCCATATTGCGAGACTACAACTGGCCCGGCGTATACAAGCCGTTTGAACATCAGCGAGACACGGCTTCGTTCCTGTCCGTTAGACAACGTGCGTTCTGTTTCAACGAGGCAGGTACGGGCAAGACATCCGCTGCTATCTGGGCCGCTGACTATCTAATGAACTTAGGGATCATCAAGAAAGTCTTGGTGGTCTGTCCTCTATCTATCATGTATTCGGCGTGGCAAGCAGATGTCTTTAGGACTGCCATGCACCGTACGTGCGCCGTGGCCTACGGCACGAGCGAGAAAAGAAAGAAGATCATTGAGAGCGAGTACGACTTCACGATCATCAACTACGACGGCACACACGTGGTGTTCGATGAACTCGTCGCTGCCAAGTTCGACTTGATCATTGTTGACGAGGCAAACGCTTACAAAACGGCATCGACGAAGCGATGGAAGACCCTAGCCAAACTACTCACGCCCGACACGTGGCTATGGATGATGACTGGCACACCCGCCTCACAGTCACCTGTTGATGCGTTTGGTCTTGCAAGACTCGTGTCGCCCCAGCGCGTGCCGAAGTTCACGACGGCGTGGCGAGATAAAGTTATGCAGCAGGTAAGCCGCTTTAAGTGGTTGCCTAGACCGACGCACAAAGAAGAAGTACACCGAGCGTTACAGCCCGCAGTGAGGTACTCCAAGAAAGAGTGTCTTGATCTACCAGAACTTACTTATCAGACACGCGATGTGCCGCTTACTTCGCAGGTAGCAAAGTATTACAAAACGCTAAAGCAGCAGATGCTGATTGAAGCAGCAGGGGAACAAATCTCCGCCGTAAACGCAGCAGCATCGTTGAATAAACTTCTACAGATCAGCGGCGGTGCGGTGTATACCGACAAGCAGCAAGTCATTGAGTTCGACATCTCTCCGCGACTGCGCGAACTGAAAGATGTACTTGATGAAACGTCAAACAAGGTTGTAGTATTTGTTCCGTACATCCATACTATTGATGTAGTCACGAAGTTCTTAACTAGCGAAGGTTTCACGAGCGAGGTCATACAGGGTTCAGTTGCAGCACAAGAACGCGCAGAGATCATCAAACGATTCCAATCTTTGACCGACCCGCGAGTGCTTGTGATTCAGCCGCAATCTGCAGCGCACGGCATCACGCTAACTGCTGCTGACACCGTTGTGTTCTGGTCGCCAGTGATGAGCGTAGAGACTTATCTGCAGTGCATCGGACGTATTGAACGAGTCGGGCAGAAGAACAAGATGACTGTTGTTCACCTGCAAGGCTCGGATGTTGAGAAGAAGATGTATGCCATGCTGCAAGGCAAGGTAGACAGTCATCAAAAAATAGTTGACCTGTACAGTAACGTAATCAGTGAGGAGGCATAGTGAATACGGTGAATACAGAACAGTTAGTCGAAGCGTTTATTGCCATACGTGATCAACGCGAAAGATTACTACGTGAATTTGAGGCTGCTGACAAAGCACTCAAAGACGAAGCCACACAGATCGAAGCCGCGCTACTCGACATCTGCAACTCGGTGAACGCTGACAGTATCAAGACTGGTCACGGCACCGTTATGCGGAAGTTGAACGAGCGTTTCTTCTGCCAAGACTGGGATAACTTTTACAAGTTTGTTCTTGATAACGAGGCTCCGCACTTGCTTGAGCGGCGTATACATCAGAGCAACTTCAGAGAGTTTCTCAACGGTCATGAAGATGACGGGCTACCTCCCGGCATCAACGTGATGCGAGAGTTCGGTGTAACAGTACGCAAAAACAGTAAGTGAGGATTTATGAGTAACGACATCATAGTCAGTTTGAAGAACCAGATCGCCACGGTGCAGACTGGACTCGACGATGACACTCGTGCCGTAGCCGGTGGCGGCACTGGCGGGGTCAAGCGCATCAGCATCAAGGGCGGCGTATTCCGCAAGATGGCAGGTGGCAAGGAAGTCGCGTCTATCGAAGACCGGCACATGAACGTCATCTTTGTGAAGATGGCTCACACCGCTAGCCGCACCTACTACTCTGGTGCATACAAGGAAGGCGAGAAGATCGCACCTATCTGCTGGTCAACCGACTCCAAGACGCCTGACGTTGAGGTAAAGAATCCTCAAGCCAAGTCTTGCGATTCTTGCCAGTGGTCGGTCAAGGGATCGGGTCAGGGTGGCAGCGGCGCGGCATGCCGTTTGTCTTGGCGAACTGCGGTTGTGCTGCCGAATAACCCCGGCGGTGATGTCATGCAGTTGGTGCTTCCTGCAACGTCTTGCTTTGGCAAGGAAGAAGGCGGCAAGTATCCGTTCCGTCCCTACATTCAGATGTTGGCTAGCAACGACATTTCGGCAGGGCGTGTTGTAACTAAGATGCAGTTCGACACTAAGTCGCCTGTACCGAAGGTGCTGTTCTCACCCGTTGCAGCGGTGGACGAATCGGATATTGAAGTTATTACCCGTCAGCGCAACTCGGCAGCGGCAGAAGCAGCCGTTAAGTTGACTGTGTATCAAGCAGACGAAGGTGAGACTTCTGGCCCCATCGTCACTGGCCCTGCTGCTTTGCAGGAACCGAAGTTGCGTGAGCCAACTAAGAAAGCCGAGGCTGCTCCGAACGGGGACGTTGCCGACGTTGTCAAGAAGTGGGCGAAGAAGTAAGGAGTTACCATGCCTCGCTCATACGGCGACAAGTTCTTAGTCGCGCTAAAAGACGGAGACCCCAACCGCTTGGGGGTGAAACTTGGCAGAGTATGTGTCGAGGCTAACCTCCCTGCGGCTTACGTGGCTAAAGCGTTGGATACGTCACGAACTACGGTCTATGCGTGGTTCAGAGGACAGGGTATAAGGGAAGAGAAGCGCACTCGTATCGAAGCCTTCATCTACCTCATTGAGGAAGACATGAAGCAGGGTGTACTTCCCGCTCGTAACTCTCTCGACGCGAAGATATACATCTCTCAAATGCTGGGAGGGAATCTTTGATTTAGGTTTGTTTGACACCTCTCTGGCGGGGGACTGCTGACCCCGCCTTTTTTATCTGTGGCAGTGTATGCAAAAAGAATTTTACCAGAAAGCATTACCGTCGCAGGGTGTTTACTGTGTTGCCGGTATTAAGAATGACAAAACAACTCACCGCTTCGTGGAAACACTCGACGACTTGGTTGTAGTGATTAACGAGTTTGCAAATGGAGGCCAGAATGTATTCGTAGCACTAAATAGTTTTAAGGGTCATAGCCGCAAGACTGACTACGCTCAGTTCTGCAAGACATTTTTTATTGACCTTGACGTTGGCGAGAACGACAAGAAGTACCGCAGCAAAGAAGAAGCACTTGCTGCGTTGGACGATTTCGTCAAGCAGTACGACCTGCCGCCTCCTGTCCGTGTGGATTCGGGTGGTGGGGTACATGCTTACTGGATTCTTGACCGCGACGTACCGACCGATGAATGGAAGGCTTACGCCACCAAGTTCAAGCAGATGTGCTTGGACTATCTCAAGATTGATCCTGCCGTAACGGCAGATGCAGCGCGTATCCTGCGTTGCCCCGAGACACTTAACTACAAGACCGATCCACCGGCACCGACCAAGTTCTTGGACACGGAGTTCGTCGAGTACGACTTCGACATGTTTAAGAGTTACTTAGGCGAAGTAAGCACTGGTGGATCAATTCTTGATCTCCTGCCAAAGGGGCTTGATGAAGACACGAAGAAGATAGCGCGGCTCGACAACTACGAGACCACGTTCCAAGACATCGCAGAGAAAAGTCTGAGCGATCAGGGCTGCGCTCAGATTAAGCATATTCTAACTAACGCTACCACGTTGGAAGAACCGTTGTGGTACGCAGGGCTGTCAATCGCACGGCACTGCACCGACTGGGAAGCATCCATCCACTTGATGTCTGAAGACCACCCTGAGTACAACTATGAAGCAACAATTCGCAAGGCTAATCAGTCTTTTGGTAAACCGTTTTCGTGTGACAAGTTCAACGATCTCAACCCCGGCAAGTGCGACGGCTGCGCCTTCCGAGGCCGTATCACAAACCCTCTTGCCGTTGGAAGGCGCTTTGTCGAAGCCACGGAAGACCCCAAGGAGAACGCAGTTCGGGTCGAAGAGGATTCCAAAGAAGTTCCGGTACTTCCACCTGCGATCCGTCCCTATGTACGTGGACGAACCGGAGGAATTTATTTCCTACCACCCGCCGAAGTTGACGAAGACGGAACACGATACCAGCCAGAACCGACTCTAATATCAACTAATGATTTCTTTCCTATCAAGCGGATGTACAGCCGTACTGAGGGCGAGATATTCACAATCCGTGCGTTGCTGCCGCACGAGGTTCGCGAGTTTGAACTGACTCACGAGTCGATGCAGTCACTGGACGAATTCAAGCGAACGCTTGGCAGGGCGGGTATCTCCCCGCCCACGCAAACACAATGGCCTAAATTGGTGGAATACATGACGAAATGGGCGCACTACTTACAGTCGCAGGACGCTGCCGAACAGGTACGTGGTCAGATGGGATGGACGCTAGAAAACGATGCGTTCGTTATTGGTAATGTAGAGATCGCACGGGACGGCAAGGAGCGGCATGCTCCGGTGTCTCCGATGGTCAAGAGCATCGCTAAGATGCTTGAGCCACACGGCTCCTACGAGAAGTGGCAGGAGTGTGCCAACAAACTAAACATGCCGGGATTTGAGATGCATGCCTTTGCTCTTGGCATGGCGTTCGGCTCTCCGCTGATGCGCTATTGCACCACAAGCGGCATGACCTTCTGCTACACCGGCAACACTGGTGGCGGTAAGACTGGTGCGCTGCTTGCGGCTAGTAGCGTGTTCGCCAATCCCAAGAACGTCAGCGTATACAAGGCGACCGATAACGGTCTGGTGCAACGCGCCCTCAACTTGAAGAACATTATCCTGTGCTTGGACGAGGTCAAGGACAAAGACCCGAAAGAACTTTCAAACTTGATTCACTCCGTCGCACAAGGTAAGGGCAAGATTCGGTTGCAGTCGAGCGTTAATGCCGAGCGTGAGCAGGAGTTGACTGCGTCACAACTGTGCTTGATGACATCTAACGAGTCCATGCGGGATAAGATTTTCGCAGCCAAGCGCAACCCAACTGGCGAGATGGCTCGTTACATGGAGTTCCGCATCAATCGGCCTGCGGCCATGGCAGACAACCCCAGACTGGGTGAAGAAATTTTTGACCCATTCAACACCAACTACGGGTGGGCCGGGTTTGAATACATCAAGCACTTGATGCACGTGGGCGACGAGGGCGCGACCAAGACACTGAACAGTTGGCACGAGCGGATCAGACAGTCGCGGTTCGGCACGGACGCATCGTATCGGTTCTATGAGAACGCTATCGCTTCTACGTTCGCTGGGCTGGAGTTAGCCATCCAAGCCGACATCGTCAATTACGATTTAGAAAGGTTATTCAACTACGTACTGCTGCAGTCAATCATGGTCAGAGACAAAACGATCAAAGACGGCGAGGTGGACTACGAGGCTCTGATCACGGAGTTCTTGCTCAAGTACCAGAACGGTATTCTCGTATTCAACGAAGGCAGGCAGATCGCAGATGCCTACGGTGCCATCGTGGCGCGAATCGAAATAGACACCAACATGCAGTACATCTCCAAGACTGAGTTAAGAAAGTATTTAGTCACGGAGTGCAACGTCAGCACAGAAGAGATGGAGACGGTGTTGAAGGCGAAGGGAACCCTCGTAGATGCCAAGAAGATGCGGCTCTCAACGGGGTGGAAAGGTGGCGTGACCTCACCGATATGGACTTACGCCTTCCGTGCTGATCCTGCCGTAACTAGGGAATTCTTGGAGAAGTTCAAAGATGACGGGGACAAGGCTTCAGGAGCCTGAGTGGGTCTTTCCGTTTGACGGTATGGAAGTCGGGGATTCTTTCTTCGTGCCTACCGTCAAACCGGCAGAGATGCTGTATAAGTTAGACACCTGCGCCAAGATCGCCAAGGTTAGGGTGAAGGCTTATGCCTCGTCCAAGGACGGACATCTTGGCGTCAGGGTCTGGCGTATTGGCTAGTTGCCAGCCAATTCTTCTACGCGGCTACGTACACCGTATGGTAGGTACAGACCATCTACTGACTGCAACTGCCGCGAACGCCTGCCGCTAAGTGACTTCATCAGCGTTTCCGGTGTGATGATAAGCCCTTGTCGCGGGTTCTTCTGGTTGAACTTCTTTATGTCAGCCAGAACTTCCTGCATGCCCTGACGATCCTTTTCCTGCCACGCAGCGTTGTACTGGTCGATCAAAGCCGCACGACGCTTCTTTAACTTGGAATCAAACTTGGCATCAACACCGGCACGTTCACGGGCCTCTGCAACTTCGGCAGGATTGAAGCCAACCGCTTGCATCATCAAGTTGTAGCCACCGATGTTCTCAACGACAGGCGTACCGTCTTTGTTTCTTACGCCTTCTTCTGCCATACGCAGAGTTTTGAAGCCGTTACGTATGAAGGACGGAGTGATAGCCTCAATAGACCGCATGTACTCGCCTTCACCAAACAGTTCTACGCCACGCTGTGCGCTAAGGAACGCGCCGTAGGCTGGCCCCATTGCCTGCTCTAGCGTGTACAAAAACGGCCCGACTTCAGCCATGCGCCTCGGGTCATCGCGCCAGATCATTCCGTTGAAGCCGGTACGGGATGCAATGTCCACGCCGATCATCTGGTTGAGCAGCCCCTTGCGACCCGTTTCACCGAACTTATCGTTTACGTAAGCATTGAAGTCGTACGGCTCGTCATCGTCGCCCATAAGCAGATTCGCCAAGAACTCTACTGCGCCATACATCGGCATGCCTTGCAGACCGGCAATGAGGAAAGACGAACCAAAAATACCTATCAACTGACTGCGTGCAACTTCCCGCGTCTGAGCGTCAGCATCGCCAAATGCTTGCTTGAACAATCTGCTGAGCAAGTAGATTTGCGCTTGAGCAAACCGCTTGAAGGTGAACATCACCTTACCAAACCCTTGCTGGAACAAGCGCGGCCCAGTCTCGGCAAGAGCAGAACCGTGTGCGTCACTGACTACTTTCAAGGCTTCTTCGATAGCCTTGTCTACGTTCTTAGTCCTCTCGTAAGCAAGATCAAATGCTGCAAGCAGAGTGACTTCGCGGTTGAAACGCTCGGAGTTTTGGAACAGCCAGCCAAGGCCATGAGTCACACGTGCCTTGATGCCGACGTAGTCTTTTACGCCAGCCTTTTGTGCTTCAGTGATTTCGTACCCGGTTGAACGACGGATGACCGAACGAGCAACGGCTGTCTGGTATAACTTTTTGTACTTACGGTCTAAATTGGCGGTTTCGCCAAACGTGAAGTCGGACGGGAAAGCGCCTTTACCAGCGTTGTTCGTATCCCAACCACCGTTGAAATACGTGCTCATGGCCTTGTCCATGGCAGCGGTGGTCTTAGCCACGCCGTACTTACCCATCAGCAACGGAGCCACAACCATGGGCAACTGGGTCGTGTTGATAAGTGCCGAAGAAATGTTACCGGCGATAAACCATATGTAACTGAAGTAACTTGCCCCATCTACCAGCCAGTTCTTTTCTGGGTTACGGATGAAGTCAACTTGCTTCTTCAGGTTACTGTATACGGCACCAAGCGTTTTGTTAGTGACACGCTCACCACCCGCTTGCTTGTAGATTTCATTCATCGTCTCTTCAAGCGGAATGGCGTACTCAAGGTTCGTGAGTTGGTTCGCCATGCGGGTAGCCACGTTGGCGTAAGCCTGAAACACATCAGGCTCAAAGCCGAACACGCCGTAGCGATCAACGCCCGTGGCTATATCAAACGAGGCTTCACGAGGACGGTACATCTGCCGGATGGATTCTGCCGGGAGATAGTTCAAGAAAGTCTCATACACCGCATCAATCATGTCCTGCGGCGCACCTTTGTTCTCCATCTCACGGACTACATCGCCTAAGAACCCAGTCGGCGGGGGGCCGCTGCGACGAGCATCGCGCAGTCTTGAGAACGTAGAGAACTCTTTGCCGCCCTCTGCTCGGGCAGCGTCCTCACCACGCTGACGGTCAAGGTCACTCGCGTACGCCGCGACAATCGTCTCGCCGTTCTTGTCTGTGTAAGACAACCAATAATTGCCATCGCGCCAGAGCGGCAGGTACACCTGCAAACGCTTCGCGTCATACTTGGCTTTGAGTTTGTCTACAACATCCTTACCAAGCCGCTGCTCCATCAACTTGAAGAGTTGTTGCGACTTGTTCTCGTAGTCTTCACGCAAATCTTTGTAGGCTTTACGGAGATCGGCAGGCAGACTGTTGTACTCTCTGACAATGTCATAAGAAACTTTATCGAAGGGCGTCATCTTGTCCTTCGGTTTCTTGAGGACTGCCTGCACCGAATCCTTGAGCGGGTCAACCTGATAGACCGTGGTCAGGTTCGCTACCTTGAAGAATCTTTCAAGCGTCTCAGGCTTGTCTTTGTAGTTGTTGGACAGTTCAAACCACTTGGTTACGTTGGTGCTAACTTCCTCACGCCGACGCATTTCGGTCGCGCCACGATTACCAAGTAGCGTGTCTAACTTAGCAACAGACGGAAGTTCCTTAGCCCACACCTCGGCAATCTGCGGTATTGACAGGAACGAGATGGCCCCGTCACGCAAATTGTCGTACACGTTGCCCAGCGAACTGCGTACGCCGTCGCCAATCTTGTTGTCGTAACGAGGCGCGGTAGTGTTTACATCGAAGACGTTGCTAAGGCGTTCTTTAGCCTGCCTGCGCTGAAACATCGGTTCGCCAGACGGGCTAAGTCTAGCCTCGCGTTCACGAGTGGTAACCGTATCGTGCGCCTCAATAAGAATCTGACGAACATCGTTGTTGCTGTAGTTGATTTGTATGCCCATACCGCGAATGAACTTGCGGATCATGGCAGCAACACGATTGAACGCCGCACGTATACCTGCGTCTTTGATTACTCCCTTAGAAGAAGCCTCGGCAAGGACTTCTTCAATAGCCATAGAACGACGATCAGCGTCATTCATGTACTTATACGCGTCTGGAAACCTCTTAAAATACCCATCAGCGGCTTTACGCATCGCAGGGTTAGTGCGATAGATGTCTAACATCACTTCGCGTAAACGACGACCAAACAAGTTTTTAAGCCCGAAGTGGCCTAAAGACTCATGGAACATCGTGGCGCGTACGTTAGCCTCTGTGGTAGCGTTGTCAGCGATCAGGAACACATCGCCGTTGATGTAGAAACCGCTAACGTCATCTGGAGTTCTGGCACGCAAAGTCTCTGGCAGTTCATCAATAGACTGCACAACGAAGATACGCGGCTTGTTCTTCCAGTTGGCAGCGGTCTTGGTGGCAATTTCGTAAACGCGATCAGCGTCCATGCCTGCGCCTTTACCGCGTTCAAAACGTAGCCCGATGTCTCTCTTACGAGTACGACGGCGTTCTTCACGAGCGGCTTTCTCCGCTTCTTCACGTTCTTCGGCACGGGCCTTTTGGGCCTTAATTGCTTCGCGGAATTCTGTGTCTTCCTCAAACGTGGCCTGCTCAGCCGTTACCTGCGGAGCGACAACTTCACCGTACTTGGCTTCGCTTTTCTTTAACCTGTTCTCAGCCTCAACAAGTTGACCCATAGTTATTTGTGGGTCTGACAGAGTGCCGTATAGGCTACGGAAAAATCCGTCGCTTAATATTTTTTCTTTACCAATCTTACGGTTATCTGACTCTTGTTTCTGCAGAGCGACTGCTCGTTCTACAAGCCCCTTGTGCTTGGCTTTGGTAGCCTCAATCAGCGTTCTACGCTCAGCAACACCGGCAGGATTGGCAGCGTATGCCGTGGCTTCTTTAGTAAGTCCCAAAGTCTTAGCATTGTTAACTTCGGCAGGACTTAGTTTCTTGCGTGTAACACCACGCGCTTCGCCGCCTACAAGATCAAGCCCGTACTGCCTACCTTCCATATCAGGTGCAGCGGCTAATTGACGCAAATCGTCTAACGTAGACTGAAACTCTGGACTAACTTGTGTACGTTTCCCGACCGCCGTAACACCGGGCTTTTCTTCAGAAACCTCTGGCAATACTTCACGCACAGCAGGCCGTGGCGCACCTTGAAGCACTTCAGGTCTGGCAGCGGTAATCGACTCACCTTCAATACGGCCTTCACGCGCTGGAGTTACTGGCGTGGTCTTGAGTTCCTCAAACACCGTGTACAGGTTTTTCTTACCCGGTACGGGAACAATAGCGCCACTGCCAACCAGCGCCTCACGTAACGCTCTGGCTTCAGAAAGTTCTATACCAAGTGTCTGTTGAAGACTAATTGGGTCTGCTTTGCCAGTAGCACGGACGAAATCCAATGCAGCCGTGCGTATGCTTGTAGCGCGAGATGGAGTCTGTGCTGCCTCAAGTTCTTCTTGGGCAACGTCAATATCTTCTAGTGCAGGTTCGACGATCTCCGCTCCCGCAAGAGCAACTGCAGCAGGTTCGCCAACTCGTTCCATTGGGGCAACTGCAGGCTCTGCAGTAACTTGTCCTGCGGATACAGGTCGTGATGGAGGCAGTACATCGCTTCCTCCAACTGCTCCAACGTCAACTTCTTCAATATCTCTGGCGCGTATGTCTGCATCTTTAACCTCCTCTGCTTTAGCAGCCGGAGCCGTCTCTACTTCCTGCAATATATAGGTGTTGCCACGCCTTACAAGTACGCCCTCGTCAATTAAAGACTGCCTAAGTTCTTTGGCTTCCTGTAGCGGAATAGCCAACCGATTACGTAACGTATCTACGTTGGTCTTGCCCGTCTCCTTGAACACCTCAAGGGCGGCATCCCGCATCGTGTATTCAGGTTCTTCTACAGTTGGGGCTTCTACCGTTGGCTCTTCAACAGTAGGTTCCTCCTCCACCGGAGCGACTTCTTCCTCACGCTCAGGCGGCGTGTACGGCACACCCTCGTCTTCTACGGGTGCAAGTGCTTCAGCCTCTGCCGCTTCACGCAGAGTCTGCTCGTCATAACCGCGTCTCGCTGTAAGTTCTTCTTGCTCACGTTCATAGGCTTGAACGGCTTCGCGCTCAAGCCGCGCCTCTTCATCGGCTGCATCTTTCTCTTCGTCAATAACCGCCCTAACCTTTTCTTCTTCCTTAGTTTGCCGGGCTACTTCTTCCTTTACAGAAGCCTGCGTACCGGGAGGAGCAGTCGGAGGAGGTTCTTCCTCAGTCAATCTCTCTTCAGCACTTGGAGGAGGCTGAACACCACGGACACGACGCCCCAGCGCCATGTCTGTAAGAACCTGAATAAAAGCACCAACACCTGCGCCGTAAGCACCTTCTTCGCCAGCACTCTCAATCAGTTCTTGGCTAGGCTTATACAAACCTTTAGCCACAATGTTTTGAGCAACTTGCGCCGCTGCTTCCTGTGCGCCTTCTTCACCGGCTGCTTGAAAGCCTCGCTTGATGCGATCTAGTATGGTTAGTTGTGCGTCACGTGGTAAACGCTTTACAAAGTTGAATACCGGTATGGCTTCGCTTGCGCCGATAACGGCACCCGCCGCTGTAGCGAGACCTTTATCTTCTTCGCCACCTTCCATCTCGGCACGTTGCCGTGCCTCACCTGCGCCAGCACCGACACCAAGACCGACTGCACCAGCCCGTCCAGCCGCACCAAGTGGGCCAAGCGCAAAGAACGGGGCGGTCGAGCCGAGAGCCTCACCGAACTTACGGCCCGTAGATTCTTCGTAACCGGGAGCAGCCTTGAAGGCTTCACGTGCAGCACCAGCCAATTCAGCGGCTTTACCACGAACAGCCATCTCTGCCCTTTCGGGCAGTAACGCAGCGGCACCCGTAGCCGCCGTCTCAAGCAGCCCAGCAGCACCGGGAATCACGCCCTTGAAGGCTTCTTTTACTTCACCACCTAGCGTGGTTTCTTCTTCAGCGGCACCAATACGTCGCTGAACGGCGGCGATCACCTGTTCTTTACTAGCCCCCGCTGGCCCTTCGATGGAGTACGTTTTCCCATCGGGCATTGTGACTTTGTAGCGAGGCATGAGATTACTCTACAGTAAGACCGCCAAATCCGTCGCCTTCTCCACCGAGTCCTAACAACTCACGCTGCATAGAAAGTCTTGCTGCCTGCGACTGCGCCCCAGACTCCGTCGCCTCTTTACGCGCACGTTGAGCAATAAGTTCTTTAGCCAACTTCGCCGCAGCCTGCCGTTGTTGTTCGGTCAGGTTCGGATCGGTCGATTTTAGGATAGCGTTGTCGATTGCCTGATCAAGTCTGAGGGCTTTGCTCGCCGTAGAAGCACGACGGTCAGCACCTTCCTGAGCAAGTCTAGCGCGATAGTTAGCACCGGCTTCGGTTCTGTCAGCCAGACCAACAGCGACTTGAGTCTTGGTAAGTTCACTCTGAGCCGATGTAACTTCAGAACGAAGTTTATCAAGCCGGTCGATACCAGACTTGGTCGCGCCACGCTTGACCTGTGCTTCCAGATCGTCAAGTTGTAACTTTTTGTCCTGCAGCCTTTCAAGAAGTTGCTGTTCTTTATCCTTGATTGTCTCGTAGGCTTTCATGCCTTCGGCACCGCCAATAGACAAAGTCTCCCAAAGGTTACGCGCACCCTTGGCAGATGCTGCAAACCCAGCCTGTGCAAACGCCAGCCAGAACTTCTTTTCTGCTGAAGTCGTGCCTTTCTTTTCCTGCTCTTCAATCTTGGAACGCCGCGCTGCCAGCGACTCAAGGTACGGCTTCTCTCTGGCAAGTTCAGCATCAATCGCTGCCTGCTCGTCCTTGGGCAACCTAGCCTTTGCTTCAGCCAGTCGTTTCTCTAACGGCGAGAGGTCTATTGCCGCAGATTTCGGCGGCGCAGAAAGAGGTCTTGCAGCACCAGCACCGGTTTGGTCTTGACCCATATTCATAGAAGCAAGCGTACGGTAGTCTTCTGCCGAGAGACCTTCAGGAATCTGCTCAACACTTGCTTCTTGAGCCTGCTGGGCTTCCTCTTCGTCTCCGCCAACCAAAGCGCCAAGGCCGAGCAAACTTGCTGCCAAGCCAAGCGGATGTCTACGAGCAAGCCCCAAGGCCGCACCTGCCGCACGCTTATAAAACGGCGCTTTGTATGGCACTAGAGAGCGGTTGCGCGGTATAGACCCACCATCATCAAACGCAACGATGCCGCCACCAGCCATTTGCGCCTGCGGTGCAGGTTCACCTGTAATACCACCACGCATCGCTGCACGTGCAAGATTCGGCGTCGGCATACCAGCCACGCCTTGACGCATACGCTCCTGTTGCTTTAATTGAGCGTATTGGTTAGAAACTTCATCAGCGACGTTGCTAGTCGAGGGTTTCTCATTCTGCTGTTTTTCTGCCGCCTCTTTCACTTTGCGGTATTTGAATACCAGAGAAGCCAGACGCGGGTCAGCCCCCATGCCAAGCAAGAAGTCCTCAACCTGATCGGGAGGAATCTGCTTCTCTTGGATGAACTTATCGGTCGCCGCAACTCGCGGATCAAGCGCAGATATGCCCTGAAGTGACTGTGCCATTTACATCTCCTACTTACGGGCCTTTAGCCTCTACCAGCCATGTATAGACCACCGAGTCCTGCTAAGGCTCCAAGTGGGCTGGCTTGTGCGCCGTAAAGACTTTGAACCCCGCCAGCGGTCGGCGTACCGCGAATCAAGTCTGACATGAAGCCAAGTTGCTGGTACGGGTAACGCTGCCGGTTGAGGAAGTCCTCGTACGCAGCCTGAAGCCTCTGCTGCTCCAGACCTTGCATCTGCTGACCTGCCGCCATCTGGGCTTGGTTGATACCTTGCTGTTGAGCAAACTGCTGCTGACCCAGATTGCCGAGCATGCCTGCCGCAGCCAACTGCTGCTGGATACCTTGAAGACCAAGGTTCTGTCCAAACTGCCGTGACTGCTCACCAAACTGCGCCCCAAATTGACGTTGAGCAAGGGCTTGCTGCTGAGCCTGAAGTTGAGACTGCTGGTTAGCCAACTGAGCCTGTAGACCCTGCTGCGCTCCCAACTGCTGAACACCGAGTTGTGCGGCAAGGTTCTGCTGACCGGTAGTCAGACCAGCCTGCTGGTTGGCAAGAGCCGCTTGCATACGAGCCTGTTGATTGGCAAGTCCAGCCTGCAACCCTTGCTGTGCGCCCAACTGCTGAACGCCGAGCCTAGCCTGAAGATTCTGCTCAGCCGCTCTCTGTCGAGCCTGCTGGTTAGCCAACGACGCTTGGAGGCCCATCTGGCCTCCCTGTATACGGGCTTGTTGGTTAGCCAACTGAGCCTGCAGCCCTTGCTGTGCGCCAAGCCCCTGCGTCTGAAGCGCAGCCTGAAGATTGGCCTGACCGGCAGTAAGTCCTGCTTGCTGGTTAGCCAACGCTGCTTGCTGCTGAGCCTGTTGGTTAGCCAACTGGGCTTGCATGCGTGCTTGAAGGTTAGTTTGACCAGCAGTCAAACCCGCTGCTTGGTTAAGCCGCTGAGCCTCCAGCCCCTGCTGAGCCATCAACTGCTGGCGATTCTGTGCTGCAGCCAGATTCTGCTGACCGACCTGCATACCCGCTGCCTGATTGGCAAGAGCAGCCTGCAGTCCCTGTTGTGCGCCTAACTGCTGGACGCCAAGTCGTGCAGCCAGATTCTGCTGGCCCGTGGTAAGACCCGCTTGTTGGTTAGCCAGCGCGGCCTGCAACGCTTGGGCACGGTCAACGCCATACTGCTGCTGAGCCTGCTGGAACGCCTGTTGCGTACCGGTAGCCTGTATGCCCTGCAACTGATTAGACAAATTGCGCTGCGACTCAGACCGAAGAAGCGCCTCGCGGCTACCGCCACGACCTCCCGCACGTGCAGCGGCAGCACCCACACCCGGCATCTGACGGGCTGCATCGCGCATCGCTTCACGCTTCTGGGTCTCCACAACGTCCTGCATGTACGGAGACATGTATGGCTGAAGTGAAGAAAGGCCAAACCGTTCAGCCTGAACCTGCTGGGCTGGCCCCATCTGATACTGCTCAAGGGCTTGAGTGCCGACACGCTCGGCTGGCCCCATCTGCAATCGCTCAAGATCAGACGGTGCTTGAACCTGTTGCGGCCCAGCCATTTCAGCGCCAGCAACTTGAGAGGCTTGAACCTGTTGCGGCCCACCCATCTGAATGTCGCGAAGGCCGGGTGCAAAGACAGAACCAAAATCAGTCTGAGCCGCAACGCTTTCCGGCCCTTCCATCTGGTACTGCTGTAGTTTCTGGGCTTTTACTTTGTCAGCAGATACACGCTCTGCTGGCCCCATCTGGTACTGCTGTAGACTGGGAGCCTGTGCGCCAAGGTAACTAACGTCTAACCCTTGATATTGGGCTGGACTGTATTGCCCTAACTTTTGGGCTTGAAGCCCAGCAAGCCCAGCCATACCGGTGGCTTGACCAATTTGAGAAGCAGTCTGTTGCTGCTGAATCTGCTGCATCGCCTGTTGCTGGAGCGGGTTAAGCCCTGCGATGCGCTGCCCACCATAAGTCTGGTAGGGCTGGTTGTATGTAAGATTTTCTGCCGTGCCAAGAACCTTCTTGGCATACGGCATCAACTCAGGAGGTATCGTTACCTGAGTAACTGTTTGTTGGGTAGGTGCTGAACTACCACCGCCACCGCCGCCACACATAGTTAAACTCCTGTGGCGAACAAGCCGCCAATAAGTTTAAGCCCCATACGATTCATGATCTCAATCTTCTTGCCGGTGTCATCCATATTGAACACGCCGACAATCAAGGGCAGTTCCTGTTCCTTGGCAAAATTAGTAGCCGCATCCAACAACATCTTACCCACGCCGGTCTTACGATACTCAGGAAGTACGTAGAACCATCCGTCAGCAAGATACTCTTCGTCCGAGTACCATGGAGAAGTACGGTGGATGCCGATAGTGCCAAGAACTTTACCGGCATCGTCTTCTACTACCCAAGCACCGCACTCAATGTTCTTGATGCCCCAGAGCAGACCTTTCTCTGCGTTATGGTTTGAGGCACTCAGTTTGCCCATGCTGTGCTCGTTGGCGAAGTCACGAGTAATGACCAGAAAAATCCGGTCAATGTCTCGTTCGTTGACTTCTAGTTTGGTTACTTTCATGAGGGTAGGTACTTCTTCGGGTTAATTTGCGGGGCTTGCCGGGTCTTTCCGGTACGCGCCTTGCGGATGTTAGCCATCATCTTGTAGAGCCTATCAGCACCGGCTTCGCTTGAGCCATTACCGATATGGGAAACCACATCGGCGGGGATGACAAACTCGCCATCAGCCAACCGGGCTTCCTGCTCACCATTGATGTTCGCCTTGATGTCATCCGACATGCCATCGCCGGGGCCACGCAAGAACTTACCGCCAGCGGCGTATTGAATCGGGCCACCTGCGGCAAAGCCGCCCATGCTACCGAAATCCATACCACCAAAGTCCATACCACCGCCAAAACTACCCATATCAAACGACGGAGCAGGCTGTTGAGCCATCATTGCGCCGTAGTCAAAGGCAGGCTGCTGCATAGCGCCAAAGTCCATACCACCACCAAAACCCCCCATGTCAAATGAAGGAGCAGGCTGTTGAGCCATCATCGCGCCGTAGTCAAAGGCGGGTTGAGGAGCCGGTTGAGGCGTGGGCTGTTGAGCCATCATCGCGTCGTAGTCAAAGGCAGGTTGTGGTGCGGGTTGAGGAGCCGGTTGAGGCGCGGGTTGAGGAGCCGGTTGAGGCGCGGGTTGTGACATACCACCCATACCTCCAAGACCCGCAAGACCAGCAATACCGCCCATGCCACCGAAGCCGCCAAATCCACCCATATTAGGCGCAGGTTGTTGCGGAGCCGGTTGTGGAGCCGGTTGCGGAGCAGGCTGGGGTTGAGGCATGTAAGGCTGCATGTCAAACGTCTGCGAAGTCGGAGCCATGATTTCGCCAAAAAAATCATTAGACGGTCTACCGCCGCCAGTCGGTACTTCTGGTTCAAACGTTTGCGAAGTCGGAGCCATAGCCCCACCAAAAAAATCATTAGACGGTCTACCGCCACCAGTCGGTGCTTCTGGCTCAACCTGCGGCTGCATGGGTGATATCGGGCCGCTAGAGAATTCAGGAGGGGGCGTATATTCCCTACCGCCACCCGTCATATCAAAATCGGGCGTACCGCCGGGGTAGGCTCTACCAGAATCTCCCATATTGAACCCGCCCATATCAGCAGGCGGGGAATAGTTATCGGCAAACGGATTCGGGTTTGCTTGCTGTTCACCACCAAACGCAGGCGTATTTGGCATATAACTGCCGCTACCACCGATACCAGAAAAGTTTAGATTTTGCAGGCCGGACAAATCCAAATTGCTAAAGTCCATGCCACTAAAATCAGGCGTTCCAGCGCCACTTTGGTCAGGCTGTGCCGTACCAAATCCTTGACCCGTATCACCACGGTACATTCCAGTGGTTTCGTCGAAGTCTTTTGAGCCTCCGGCGTACATCATCCCGCCGTCGCCGCCCATGTCTCCACCGAATTGATTGTCAGTCGGGCCGGTAAATTCATCACCGCTATATTGATTCTGGCCTCCCA